GTGGACCTGGGGGGATTCGCACCCCCGTCCAGAACACTTTTCTCTTTGCTTCATACAGCAATAAAAATATACTTAGGGAGATCCGCCCTCCCGTACCCACTAAGAAGCGGGATCTTGTCTAATTGCACAGCCTAGCCGTGTCCGAGATCATAAGTATATTAATTAAATGTTATATGACCAGTTGCATATAGAATAGCCATTACCGGCCCTGCTATATGCTCACCAATCTCATACAACGCCCAAACGGTTAGAGCTACTGCCCACCAGGGATTTGATTCTGCTTTTCTACCAAGCCACATAAAAAACTTTCCATGCGCTTGACCGATTTTATTAGCTAATTTTACTATCATATTGATTATTATATATGCTCTATAGAATACTGCAAATCTTTAGGGTTTTTCGTAAAGATCCCTAAAGTAAAGAAGTCTTTCAACATGACTATCTCTTTTTTCAACAAAAACCTGAGGTTCATCATCTTCGACTGCAATAGCAACAACAACCTGACTTACAGGTATTTCAAAGATTTCTTCAAACATAATAGCATAGGCTGAACACTGCATGAAGTAATTTTCAATATAACATGGATCTTTACGTCTGTTGGCTGTCTTAAAATCTATAACTGAAAGCTTGCCATCAAACTCACCTACACAGTCTACAGTACCTGCAATGCGTAGATGATCTGAGTACATTCTCAGTTCTTGAGCATACACATTATTAATTCTATGTAATGTAGGTTTAATAGAATTAAATAGAACAGTTTCGAACGGAGTCTTAAAAATTGGTTCTTTATTGTCTATATAATCTTCACAATTCTTATGCAGCTTTGTACCTCTGGTAGACGCTTTACCAGAGATTTTATTTGCTTCTTCATTACCTACTCTTTGTCGCCATTCGAAAATAGCTTTACGGTTATACGCCGATAGAACTGTTGTAATGGAAGGATACTTATTACCACTTGGGGTAACGTAGTATCGTGTTCCATTTTCGTTTAACTGAGTTAGCTTAGGTACTTCACGATCAAGTTTTACATGATTAAATTGCATTATGTATTATAGCATCAACTCGATAAAATTGCAACTGCGTTGTTGTAATGATGGATACGATCCTCTAATCCAATTGTACCACCATTAATACGTTTAGTCATTGTTGTAAAGTCGCCAGAGTCAGCATACTGGTTTAATTTATTCTTATTCCAAAACCAACATGCTGAATTTAAAGCATAATATGGATCTGTAAGTAGATCGGGATCTTCTAGTAATGTAGCATCTTGAAACAAGTCATGAGAACAGGCTCTATAATTATCCTTACCGGTCAGCTGAAGCAGACCTCGACCTCTATAAGCAAATCCTTCACCGGTTTCTTCATGCCCGTTACCCATTCTACCGCCATACGTCTTATTAGCAATTGCTTCTGGATTACCCGCATATTGTTCTGCTACCCCAGGAGGGAATCTTTGCGGCCATAACTTTGTTAAAGTTACTGCTTTATAGTTTAGATTTTCTTCTAATGTAGAGAATCCTCCTGATTCGTGCGCACATTGAGCAATAAAAGCTGCTACCCTCTGCGGGGTGTTTATTTCATATAGGGGTAAAACTTCTACCAATGAATCATACCAAGCATCTGGTCCCCCAGCTGCATGTGGAATAAGTTGTCTTACCTGTTCTATTGTTAATTGCATTCTACCTCCTATTGTTGACTATTATCTTCGTATTGAAGTTTCGCTAATATATAGTCTTTCACCAAAGAAGAACGAACAATATCATCTGCTGTAAATTCTACTCTGGTAAAGGCATTAATATGATGGGCAATATCAAAGAATTTTAAAATACCGGTCTTATCACCATTTTTACGCAAATCAGTTTGTCTGTAATCCCCGCACCAGATAATTTTAGATCTGTAACCCACGCGAGTCATAACAGTGTCAATCTCTTCAAAATTCATGTTCTGCATTTCATCTACAATAATGATTGCATCATCAAAACTCATACCGCGAATAAAAGATGTGGATATAAATTCAATGTATCCTTGCTCTACTAATCTATCGTAAGCATCTTTACGATCGAATAAAGTATGGCAAATCTGTCTATATGGTTGTTGATAGATTTCTAATTTCTCATCTACGTCACCAGGCAGGTGGCCCATCTCTCTAGATTGAACTGCTGATCGAACAATAATTATTTTATTAAAAGGGTTGTTTCTGTCTAGTACTTCCTCTAATGCTTTATAGCATGCAATAAATGTCTTACCGGTTCCCGCTACACCATGCAATGCTAAAAAGTAATCTCCTCTTCTATATGCATCAAAAAATAATTTCTGATTATGTGTTAATGGGTCAAAAGTCTTTAAGTAATCTAACTTCATCTTTAAAGCATTACTTACAGGTTTATTATTCTTAGCTGTATCCTCTTGTTCATTAACTAATCTAATTGCTCTTTTGTTATTCGATGCCATGTGTTCCCCTATAAAAAAAGGACTACAGTTACCTATAGTCCTTAGTACGGTTGGTTTGTAAAAGCTGTCACCGTTATCATTTTCTAGATAATTTACTCGCTAAGTTACTTTTGTAGTTAGCAGAGTGAATTTTGGAAAGTACCTCTTGAAATCCACTATCAGGTCTCTTGATGCCTAGACGAACAGAATCACCCATGGCCGCTGCTTGCCCGGGTTCGTGATATCGTTCTAGGTGGGGGTTACTATCAGCGAAGGTATCGTATTCTGACATACGCATATAATGTTCTTCGACTTCTTTTGACTCAGTATTTAAGAATGTATATCTCATATTTTTATTTATACAAACCAGTCAGGGACTGATCGTTTTTTCCAAACAGCAAAAGACCTTTTTGCACCAATATAGTAGTTACGATAGCTTTGTATAGTATTTTCTGCCTTATATTGATCAGGCATTGCAGGAGGAGGTGGGGTGAATGTAGCTGTAATTTGGATATTTTTAGGGGGAACTTTAAGAATATTCAACAGCCCTTCTCGCTCTACCTTATGCACTTTATCATACCGGTAAGTATATTCTTTACAAAGTGATTCTAACAATGTCCACAACCAATTGTAATGGGTGTCTGACATTCTTACCCAGACTGCAGAGGGATGATTTTTATGTGTTAGTTTATAAATCGGTGCAATTACTTGATCCCCATCCAGCATGTGGTGGGCATTAGATAGTAACTGCGCTGTCTCTAGTATCATTTTTACAACATGTTTATCGACATGCTGTCTAGCACAATCACTCGGGTTGTGACTCAAATAAAATATGTTCACTGGTATAGATCTCAAAACTAACGTTGGGTTGCTCATTTAGAACAATTTGCTTGGCAGCCTCTACTGCTTCAAGGGTCGAGTATACACCTACATGAACCGTTTTCTTACTACGGTTCATACTATCAAGTGTTTTATATTCTAAGATATAAACCGGGGTCATGCAACATCACCGAGTGTTGTTTCCCCGGTTAGTTGCTCGTACATAGTTTCAAATTCTTCGTGCTCAGCAACTTCTTTGGAGAAGTTTTGTTTATGATAAGTCCTAGCAAGGCGACGGAATGTCTTTTTACTAAGTTCGTATTCTTCACAGATGTTTGTAATCGCCTCTTTAATTAGATCACGTTCACCGTCAATACGCGTCATAGATGCTGATAGTTCATCCATGCAACGTTTAATAGCTTTACGTGCAGCTGGATCGGAAGGAAGACTCATTATAATACCTCTTTTCTAAAATTCAATTCATCAATAAATGCTACTCGGTAACTAGGTCTCATTTCAGCTATGTTATCAAGACATGCTTGAATATGATCTTCATTCATCTCTACAAGTGTAACATACCTAAGAGGGTCATTACCATTAATACCATAAGTACCCCATTTTATTACTTTACGTTTTAAAATGTGTGGTTCGTCATCGTATACGCTTAACTCTTCATAAGGGGCAGCATCTACAACATTACGTCTCAAATAATCAAGACCACCATCTACCATATATTCATGACCATTTTTATCAATGTAGACTTGATAGTCATGTCTATTTTTAGATTCCAAGATCGTACCATCAGGGGTACGAATTGCATTATATACAAGTTGTTTCATTTAACGTCTCATGTGAGCGATATCAACCGCATCTTCAGCTTTAAACACCGGTACAGCATTAGACTTATGCATCTGCGCAATACCTAATATATTCCCACCCGTATATACTTTCACAGGTTTAAGATAACTAGCATCCCCGGGAGTACTTAAACTAGGAATTTTTCTAGTCTCACGTACATACGGCTTAGTTACGACAACAGGGTTATCAATAACAGTAACTTTTTTCTTACGATTCTTACCGTTAGGGTCAATACCATATTGCTTACACCAAGTAGCGTACTGCTCGAGTACAGCTTTAGGTAGTTTCTTAGGTTTTTTAAGGGGCTTAGTATTAGTATAGATCATGATATAATTATAACATATAACTGCGTTACAGTCAACGTTTCGGCACTCTTACGCTTACTAACTTCACATTATAAAACTTTTCAGGAGCTGGTATATCTGCACTTATAGACCATTCAGATTGTTTTTTCTTAAACCTTTTGACCAATCTTAACCAAAAAGCTTTTATTCCAAAGGGATAGCAAGCTCCTCTGGTACCTGATCTTTAGGTGTAAGACAGCCATCGTAAACAGATCGTACAAGATCTTCCGTAAGAGTTTTATATTTGGTATGTAGCTTACGATCTTTAGCTAACACCATAACTTCAGCTTCAGTCCAATGTAGTGATTCTAGTAGACCAACAAACAAAGATTCTTTCTTAAATTTAGAAAGATTAGGCTGAGGGGTAAGCCAAATATAAAAGCGCTTAAACTCTACTTGTAGATTAGTTTCGTGATACCCCATTGGCTTATCTAGATCTTTTTTATAAGGTGGTTCTCCCGGAGGTAAATCCATCCATAACATAGGATCAAAATTTAAACGCATAATAGTTCTTAGAACTTGCGAGTCATTCTGTCTAAGAACGTCTTGTTTTTCTTGTTCGGTTTTTGCAGCGTCAAGTGCTTGCAGAACTTCTGAAATAAGTTGTGCCATTATATCTCCTCTATATGTTCAATCATTTGTTTCATTTTATTATTTATAAAATAATTAAGTAGGTGGCTTCTACCCTTCTTAGGGTAAGTAGTAAATGTATTTATAATACGTTCCTGTATGTCTTTCGGGATTAACGATAGATCAACAAGAGCGCGGTTGCGATGAAAGTTACGCACAAATGTAACATCGGTAGGCATTGTGCTTGGGTCGTTTAGCCATTCTTCTAGTTTTTTAGAGGAAATGGATTTTTGTCTTTCACCTGATACAATACAATTATCTCCTGAGAGTACATTGGGTACCCCATCACCTTTATCCCCTCTAATTACATGCTCTAACACAGTCTTATCAGCAGAGGTTTCTAACTTTATAAATTTCTTATGTACAGGTGAGAACTGCTTTACATGCTTGTATCTTTGTAGTTGATTAAAGTCATGATCCCCAGAAATAATTAGCAATGGCTTAGGTGAAGGGAATAACGTACCCTCTGCCATGTCGTTGTTTAACGACCAGTATACAATAGACGCAATAACATCATCAGCTTCTGTACTTTCTACTTCAATCACTTTATATGGGAAGATGGCTTTTAATTCTTCTTTAATAAGATTAATAGCATCAAAGATAGCAGTCCAATCGAGTTTAGAGTCTTCACGTGCTTTTTTACGATTAGCTTTATAGTAGGGGAAGACTTGTTTACGCCAGTAGTTCTTGCTATCACAAGCAATTACTACTTCACCGTATTCACCTTCAAATTTAAGCTTATGACTGCGAATGGTATTAATTACCATGTGACGCAATAGATTAACGTCGATAGGTATATCGGTACGGGTACCGATTTCAGCCATCAGGTTAGAGATAACCACCTGGCTATAATCAATTAGAATCACCGAATAACCCTCACAATAATACAATCTTCATTTAACCGACCTGACACAACTGATGCTTTTGTTGTTAGGTCAGATATAAGTTTACGTAATTGAACTTTAGAAGCTCCGAGTACCGCTTTAATAGTTACATCCGGCTTACGTAAAGTTTTTTGTTCACACATTTCAGGTTGATAGTTCTGTAATGCAGTACCTTTTACCTGAATACCCTGCGGGGAATCAGAACGATAAGCTGCAAGTTTTTTATACTTTGTATTGTATACCCATACTTGTGAAGCACCAACCATTTCGGTAGGATTAACTGACTTGATTTTTAACTCAGTATCTTCTCTCTTAAATTTAAGTTTAGCAACCTGGACGATAGGTGGCTTAACTTTAGTTACACGAGGCTTACGATTAGCTTTTTTATACTGAGAGAATTTTTCGATATCTTGCAGAAACTGACTCAGCATTCTAATAAGCTGGGTTAACTGCCTCTTACTAATGTGAGAGTAAGCATCCTTCGTTTCTTTATCTTCTGCTTGATGCACATTGATAAACTCCCGAGCTTTTTTCTTAGTCCACTCATCAATAGGTGTGCAGAAAGTACGCGGGGTGGAGTTAGCTTTTAAGTAACCGTAAAGATCAAATACTGTTCCTTTAGTTACAAAGTCATCAATAGCACCTTCAAGATCAGCAATAGTTTCAGAAATCTTTTCCTGCATGTGGTCTTGAATAGAAGGTCGATTAAGCTTTTCTTTTACTATAACCGGAGCTTCCTCTTTAAGCGTAGTGAGATGAGTAAGGTAAGAATCTAGGTCACCAACATGCTTATCTGTCAAGGTATTACCATTAGTAATAATCCTTGCTACCCACCCCATTGTTGTACTTATTTTATTATCCGGTACATTATCAAGTACCTTGATATTATAAGAAGGGTTAGAATGCTTTACATATACCTTAAGGTACTGTCTTGCATCTTTCTTATCTTTATCTTGATTATAGAAATTAAATGCTCGCGACAGTACCGATGCATAGTCGTGTACGTCTGGATTAATACCAGTAGGCTCACTCGAGCCAGTAGATTTACGAATCATATTGTAAAACTGATCTTAGTTACTGCATCAAAGCGGAACGAACGCCACTCTTGCTTATCCAGATCAAATACAGGACATACTTCAGGATTAGATGTCCTTGTACGGTCAGTAGCTGGTACAAATACAGGTACTACCTCTTCTTGCAAAGTGCTACGCATCTCACGTAACTCACCATCTTTTTTCAAGAAAGAAATAGTAACTTCATGCATACGTAATACATCCCTAACCCAGTCTCTAAAAATCTCACGTTCAGTTTCACTTGCGTTTTTATACCAGTCCATAACAAACTCCTTAATTATTCTCTATTATAACTGATAACAAGGTTATTTGCAAGAGTTACTTAAGACCTTTAAGATGGGAACGATTAACTTTTACGCTAATCCAGGTATTGTACCAGTTGTCTTTATCTTCTAATACGTTACGTACAAACTGTTCCTTAGCTTCAAGGTAGTTAGCGGTACCCTTACTGGAACATAGATGAATTATTTCACGGGTGAAGTGTTCTTTTCCAAGTCTAAGAACATCTGCTTGTAGTTCATTAGAAGAAGACCAATACTCCTTCCAGTCCGACTCGACTTTAATACGTTTACGGACTTTGTTGACTTGTTTGCGTTTTGCAAACCAAAAGAGTTTCTTACCGATGTATCGTCTACCGTCAAGCTTGTTCGTAATAATATACACATAACTATAATGTTCTCCAGGATCTAAAAAAGGCTCACCATTGTATAACCAGTCACTCATTCATTTTCATCTGACTCGTTTTCATCATCAACTTGGGCCCCACAGAATGGGCAGAAGTTGACTTCATAATACGAATCATCAAGCTCGTGTTTTATTTTAAACCTTGCATCACAGCTGTCGCACGTGTAAAGTTTGTACATCTTTTTCCTTTTCTGCTTCGTATACTCTTTTTCTTAATCTAGAGCTACTATAGGGGTGTTCTCTTAAATGATAGTGCAATTCAATACCGTTATCTAAGCACCACTGCTTACCAGTAAACTCTTTTGTTTTGTATTCATCACCTAGAAAGCGAATATCAATATGCTGTGTCTTTAGCATATTAAGGAGATCATCCTCGGTTGTATAAACTAGAACTTCATCGACATACTTACAAGCCGATACTTGTACAAATCGCTCATACACAGACTGAATAGGTTTATTTTTTTCTTTAGGTCTGTCAACGGTTGGGTCGGTTTGTAATGCGACTATAAGATAGTCGCAGTAACGTCTTTCTTCCTTAAGCATAGTAACATGCCCGGCATGAAATAAGTCAAATGAACTACAATTAAATCCAATTTTCATATTTGTTCCACTTCAATATTACATTTTTGGAGAAACTCTATGCCAGTAGTTTCTCTATAGCTATTACGATAATAAACTTTCTTTATACCTGCACCATATATAATTTTTGCACAATCAATACACGGTGCATGTGTTACGAACATAACTGAATCTAACCCTGAATCAGTTGCGCGCGCTAATTTTGCAATTGCATTTGCTTCTGCGTGTATAACTTCAGGTTTAGTTTTTGTCGTATACTTACTTATATTATTTGCTTCATCAGTACGAATAATATTTTCACATTCGTTTGTCCATCCCGATGGCATCCCATTATAACCAATACTTAAAACTCTGTTGTCTTTAACTACAATGGCTCCAACCTTGAGTCTAATCGCTGTAGATAGAGAGGCATAAACCTCTGCTACCTTCATGTGTGCATCAATATATTTTTGCTTCATTATAAAGAACTATTTCTTCTGTATCGGTTCCCATTTCTTACACCAATAATTTGGTCTAACTTTAGCATCAAACATGTTGCAGTGTTTTGTTCCTGGAACATAAGCATCGCAGTTCGCACAATTCTCTTTGCTATTACCTAACGCATATGCTGGTGGTAAATTTTTACTGATCAACGTGCCATCAGGGTACGTTCTCTGTCTAAGTTCTTTAAAATTTTTCATGCTGCTTTACCCCACACCTCAGTCCAGTCTCCGGATAGAGCACCCTTAGCATAATCTGTAACACGATTCTCGAAGAAGTTAGTATGCGTAGGTGCATTGATCATTTCTTCAACCCAGGGTAGCGGATTCTTTTTAACTTTAAAGATACCCTTCATACCTAAACCAATCAATCGACGATCAGCAATATAACGGATATATTTTTTAACTTCATCTTTTGTTAAGCCGGGCATGTCTGCTATACCGAATGCAAGATCAATAAATTTATCTTCCAGCGCAACCATTGATTCAGCAATAGTATAGATGCTACCTTTTAGCTCATCATTCCAAATTTCATTATTTTCTTGAATATATGTCTTAAATAACTTAAGCATAGATTCAGTATGCATTGTTTCATCGACAATAGACCAGGTAACAATTTGACCCATGCCTTTCATTTTACCATGTCTCGGAAAGTTCAATAGCATAATAAAAGAACTAAACAATTGCATACCTTCTGTGAAGGCAGAAAACACAGCAATATGTCTAGCGGTATTTTCTTTAGATGAATTTTGATCTGAAATGTTCATGATATAATCATGCTTTTCTTTCATCTCTGCATACGCCATAAACTCATTATACAT